GAATGGCAATTCAGCAGTGTTTAGTTGACCAGATAAATATGCATTTATACCTTGGCCACTTTCTCCGAATAGCACATCCATCAATCCTTGTACACCACCCTCCTTTTTCTCACCACCAAATAAATCTTGTTTTTGTAAATCAACTCCATTCACAGACGCTGTTATTGTGCCAACACCACCCTCACCTGGCACCCACAGTGATCTTTCACCAGCTTGTATTTCCAAAAGCTCATCGATTGGACCGTGGCATATGGCCAAGTGAAGACCGATAAAATATTTATAGCCAATCGTTACTTTCTTTTTACTGCCCATTTTTCGCCACTTCTATCATTTTATTTGCCATATCATCATTAAGCTTTTCAAGTACTTCTTCATCAATTCCATTTTTTAAAAAATCAGTAAGATTCAATTTATGCTTTTTGCCAAAAGTCCTTACACCTTTTGTGCAATAGCCCAAGGCTCTGGCATGTTCTAATTTTATTTTCATTATTTACCACTCTTAGTTTTGACAGCTGAATAGCCAATATCACCATACCACACAACGTTTGGACTAGTTAACATAACTGTTCCAAAAATAACAGGAATCTCCCTTCCCTGTTGCGCTGTTGGTACTTTAAAATCTTCAAATTCAGGCGGTGGTGGAGTTGGTGGTTTTGGTGCATACGCTATGGCAGCAGCCAAAATAATTGCGGCTATTATCCAAACTGCATATTCCATATTTAATTCCTAGAAAATTGGGGTTGAACCAAATGGATTTTTTCCGTTTATTGGCATGAATGGAAATCCACCATAATTATCAATATTATTAAATTTACTTAGGCATATAGCTGTACTGTGATCACAACCAAAAAATGCAGTAAATGCTTTTCCAGGAACTAAGTCAGCTGAGCCTAAACTTATAGTTATTACTGTTGGTGTTGCCGTACTTGTTGTTATGAATCTTCTTTCTGTATTTCCTGCTGAGTTTGTAAAATCTATATAGCCACCGGCCCACCAATCAACATCAACTTGGTTGAGAGCTGCGGCTGTTATTTCCAAATTATTTACAGGATTTATAGAATCTATGGTAGTATCTACTTTAAAAGAATTTGCATCAAGAGCGCATTGTGGGCCATACAATACATGAGGACACTGAGCTTGATATAACCTTCTAAGTGTTTGTCTATTTAGAGAAGTTATTAATGGCTCACATCTAACTTCAGAAAATTTATCCGTGAACCTTACATTGATAACTCTACCTATCCAAATAATTATCGGACTATCAGTTTGATCCTCATGAAGTTTTCTAATTGTTAAATTAATAATTCCAGCTGGTGGAGCCTCTATATATTGCGTAACAAGATTATTGTCCTTTGTCATATTAAGAGTTAAAGGACTTCTTGAAACACTTTGGGATTGTTCAATAGAATTTCTCTGCATCGGAATTGAACTGTAAGTACTGCCATTTATTGTCTTATCTTCATCTGCTGATGTGAATCTCCAAGACTCTAAGCCTCTGATGAATTCATATAATTCTGATGGTTCACCTTCATATTCAGAAACTTCTATTTCAGCAAAAGTAGCCATTATGGCGTTACCTCAATTATTGGAACTGTAACATCAACAACATTATTGCTGAGCCAATTAAATTCTATTCTATCAGAGGACAATGTTTTTTGGCCCATGTAACTTATATATTCAATATCTGAAGCGTCTATGTTTATTTGAGAAGTTAATTGGACAATTACATCATCACCAGCATCTGTATATGACAATACTGTCCTGAATATAAAACCAGCAGAGAAAGTTTTTATTGCTATATTGACTCTTAGGCTTGCATATTTAGCTTGAGAGTCATTTATAACAGTAAAATTATCTATTAGGAACCCAGTATCATTCAATCTTAAATTATTTTCAAAACTTGGCATATAAAATGGCCTAATTCTTCCAGCCCTTCTATATAGCCACAGTCTAAAATTCCATATATCTTCAAGTCCTGATAATACATACCTAAAATTTCTTGGAATTTTTGTATTTGACCATCTCTGCAATAACTGAGTTGTGCCAGTTTCATAATCTAAATAATTTACTTCTTGTCTATAAGTATCAGTTGAAAATTCACCATTTTTCAGCGGCTCATCAAGCATAACATCAAGGCCATTAAATTGCTCTGTTGATGGACTAGATGCCAATTCAATATTTTCATTTGATGAAAAACTACAATTTATATTTCCATTATATCCTGTAAAATTTCTTGTCGGATCACTATTTAACCGTGAGACTCTAACAGGTGAAACAATAGCGGATGATGCTGAATATGAATTTGCTAGTGGTAGTTCCAAAGTCAGTGAGCCAACGAATATTTCTTCTATTACAAAAACTTCAAAATCCCTAGGTGATACAAAAATTATTCCAGTACCGCCAATTCTAAAATCACCATATAAAGTGCTTACATTTATGGTAGTGTCGCCAGCGGTAACATCAGAATCAATTGGCCTTTTTTCTGTAAAAATTGGCAATGCAAAAAATCTAGCTCTCCAGTCATATAATAAATTATCGGCAATGTTGAAATTATCAGAGTTGATATCTGAAGTTATTTCAAAACCTTGCCTTGCAGATTTCCTAATTCTTATTCTCTGTTCAGTTCCATCATATGAAGTTATTGTATTTGTTTTCCAAACAAGCTCTTCAGTAACTGGTGCTGTAAAATTAAAAGGATACGGATTAACTCTAATTCCAGTTACAGGAACAGTTATATTATCAGTTGTTGCCCAATCAAATAATATATTACCATTTATTATTGGTGGGCCATCAACGCCTGTTAACACTTCATAAGTTATTTCTTGTAATGGTGAATATGCCGTTGGTGGACTCGATGGTGGAGTTGTCGCTATTGATACACTATCCAATGAATTTAAAGTTATATCTGTTAAAGTTTGTGATTGAAAAAATGCATTAAATACAGCCAAATCTAAACTTATATCACCAGAAACATTCCCAAAGCTCAATGCAGCTGGCTCTATTATTATTCTATTGTAAAATACTTCTACATAATTTGGACAAAAGAATCCAGTTACTGGAGTAACTACTACAAATAATGGATTAACAACCGTGGGTGTGGTGAACGGCAATGTCTGATTGGCAGCTATTCCTGTACCAACATTTGTAAAAAACATTGAATTGTGAAATGTAGGTCTCCTGGTGGTATCTAATGTTATGGCAGTACCAAGTGCGCCAGGAAGAAAAAAGCCAGTAATGTCAAACATTATGGAACATCTCTATATGCAATACCCCAAGGACCACTATCGCTTGTGATGGTAGGATCTTGAATTTTCGAACTCGTAGGATAAACATCCCAGTCAGTATTTACAATTTCTTTTGGATTTAGATTATCAATTCTCACTGATGAAATATTTGGTATGTGCCCCAATGGCTCTACTTTATTTTTTGCATCATTCCTTCTAAAAATATAAACAGGCATCAAAGGCGCTCTTAGATTGAAAGGTGATGGAGCATTAGTTTGAACTGCTGTGAAAAATGTAGGTGAAAATGTACCAGAAGTCATTGTAAAAGTTGTTGTGACTAGACTAGGTGGAATTGTTCCAAAAGCCTTTAGGCCAGCAACTGGTGAATCTGTACCAAAAGGTATGTAATCATCTCTATCATCACCGCCAAGATTCTGTCTCACATAGTTCACACCACCATTAGAAGTTGATCCGCTATATCTTCTTTCACTAAATAATAAACAGTTAGCATTACCACTAGTGATTGGTCTCCAATTTGAAATTCCTGGTACGGCAACAAAATCGCTAAAATTAGTTGCGCTAAGAAATTCACCACCAACATAAGTTCCAACCTTGCTAAGATTTCCAAAAGCCAAATGTGTAAAAACTCCAGTCTTGGCTTCCAATACAACAAAAATATTTGTTCCATCAGTGTATATTTTTGATGTTGGGAAATTTGGCACTGCATAAAAAACGCCCATATTTGTAAAAAATTCCTGCCCATCATCTAAATTAGCATATGTTGTTGCATCTGGCACTTCATGCATCATTCTGCATTCCATTCTTTGATCAGAATAATTATTAAAAGAACCATCTCTGTCTCTAAATGTCCAATAAGTTATCAATCCATTTGTTGTTCTACTCACCCAGTGAACTGTATCGCCATTGCCAGGATCAAATGTTGGCACTCCGAGTGTGAATCCAGCGTTTGCAACAGCATATGTTATGATTTCTTGTATAAAAGCATCAATGCTGGTTATATTTGTATTTGTTTGCGATGGCAAAATAATTACTCCAATAAAAATGCTACGTTATTTTCCTCAGAACGATAAACATTTGGAAATGTAACATACACATCTCCATTAATTGTTACTGTGTCTTCTGGTGTCAAGATGCCTGTTGGTACAAAAAATACACCATCAAGTTCTCCATAAGTTACACCATCATTTGCAATAGTTGTTAAAACAAACGGCATAACTGATTGTGTTGCGCCATCAGAATTTGTGTCCATGTATAGCCCATCACTTGCAGTGACAAAAATATGTGGCCAAATTCCTACTAAAATAGTAGAAGTGGAAGGAAAATTACCTCTTGAATCATCAGGTGAGAATGCACCAACAGGGTGCCAAGTACCATCAACATGTCTAATATGCGAACAAGATGGTGCAGACAAACTCTGATTGGTTGGGCCATCGTAAAAATTACCAATATCATATGTCACTTGGGTAAAAACTAAATCTTCATCAACAGCATTGCCACCAGCAAATATTGGATAAGGATTTTCTGTAGGTGTTGCATAAGGTAGGTAAAAACCACCATAACAAGCATGATATGATATTGAAGCTTTGAAAATGCACATAAATCTTCTACCATTTGAAATTATCCAAAATGGCATACCAGCGTTACTTAATGTATAAAAAGATCTTATTGGTGTCATTCCTGGCTGATTTTCAAAGGTTTCACTTGTGTTAAAACCAGATGATGCTCTAATTTCCCAATTAAATGCCAAACCAGAATTGTATCTTCTTATGTTGATAAAAATTGCATCAGTACCAGCTAAGCCAGGACCTTCAAGATAAACAAAACGCTCACCAGGAACGGAAGTTGTATCATCTTTATTAACAGTCCATTCTTCAATGGCTGGTAATTGTGTATTTGGTGCTGTTATTGTAGCTGTTCTAGTTAAAACACTTATTAAAATATCAAGTGCATCATCATAATCTGTTGCATCAGCAACACTTGGAGCTGCTGGGCCACCAACACTTGTAGATCTATAAACTGCCACTATACTATGACCTCGCTAATCTTGAAACTATACCAGGGTTCTTTTCAATCACGTTAATTATAGCAGCCTCGCCAGTAGGAGTCGATATAAAATCGCCTACTATGCTAGGGTCTGTAACGTTCACTATCCTAACATCGTTCTTAGGCGGGTTAACCTCGATATTATTAATCGGCGCGCCTCCTGCGCCTCCTCTGGCCGCGGTAGACGCGGATAGCGGCTCTATCCTTCCTCGCTCAGGAGGGATAAAAAATTGTTGCCCACTTTGCCCCGTAAACATTTCTGGTCTATCGCCTTCACCAACTCTTGAGATTTGTCCACTGTTGAGATCACCACCCAATTGTCTTGCAGTTGCAATACTTGCGACATTGGCAGCAGCAGCGGCTCCAACAGCAGCAGCCACAGCAAAACTGGCAGGCGGTGGAAGAGAAGATAAAGCTTTTTGAACTGCCAGCACACCATCAATAGTTGCTTGTGTAATTGCAGCAGCTTTGCCAAGAGCCGCTAATTTTTTATTTTCAGAAGTGGCAAGTGTCGCAAGCTGACCAGCAATGGCTTGAGCATTTTTGAATCGCTGTTCATTAGATTCAGCAGCAACTCTTGCTCTCAGTTGCTGAGCAGTTTGTTCACTAATCAAATCCTGTTGTCTCAATGCATCGATCTGAGCAAGCTTGTCCCTTTCTTGTTGTACAAGAAGGTCGTTAAATTCTGCCGTGCCTCTTAGCAATTCCTGATTCTGTGAATCCCTAAGAGCTTGAATTCCAACAAGTTGATTCTCAATATTCATCCTTTCTTCTGTTGATAGCTGAATACCTTTTTTTCTAAGAGCATCTTGAATTTTCAGCACATCAGTTTCAATTTGTCGCTCTCTTGTTGATAATTTCAATAATTCAGCTTGTCTTTCCAATTCCTTATTGACCTTGGTAAGCTCATTACTAGAACCACGGAAATCTGTTAATTTAACTTTTTTCGTTTCAGAACTTTCTTCCTCTCTCAGCATTTTTCTTTCTTCTGATAATGCTTTTATGAGGTCGCGCTCCTGGTTTATCTGATCTATTGTTTGATTAAATGTATCAAGTCGAACTTGTCTTTGATTTAAAATATCATCTATTACAGAAGTTCTTGCGTCATTTGAAGCATCGATTTGAGCCTTAGATGCCTCTCCCGCCAATCGTGTTGTTTCTGCAATATCAAAACCAGCATCACCTGGCTTAAATTCTTGTCTTCTTTTTTTGAGCTCGTCAAAAAATGCATTAAATTTTATAGACACTCTATCAAATAATGCAGCTGTTTCAACCGTTATGACTTTTACAGATGTTATTATGTTATCTGGAAGATTTGTAAAAGCATCCGATATGAAATCAACAGATCTTCCTACAACATCTGCCAAAAACTCTATTTCATTTTCAAATTCACTAGCAGCATCTGTGACATCCTCGAATGAAGATGCCCACAACGTTATTGTTGCTTCAAATCTTGCTTGTATAACTCCACTATCAATCTCTGTTGCTAGATCTTGAATTTGGCTGGCCAAAGCCGCTGTGACTCCAAAAGTTTCATCTAGCTTACCAATAGCTTTGGTTAAAGAATTATCCAGCAGAACTAATGATTGATCTATAGTTACAACTGATTTACCAAATTTATTATCAATTATTGCAGATCCAGCCAACAGAGCACGGAAAAATGCTTCACTTGACACCTTACCTTCTCTAACCAATTGCCTCAATGTATTTACATTTCCACCCGCCTCTTCCAATCCAGCAGCAACAGCTTGGAGTAATGGTCGAGCCCCATCCAACAATGAATTAAATTCCTGTGCTTGAACAACAGTGCCACCAAGCAATTGAGAAAATTGCAATAATGCACCACCCGCTTCAGCAGCGCTTGATCCTTGAATTGCCAATGACTTTGTAGTTAGCTCAACAGTTTTACTTATGTCAGCTTGGCTGGCGTTCAATTCCTTTGCTGAACCAGTTAACCGTGAATAAAGAATGGCTGTCTGTCTCAAAGGCGCTCTGGCACTTTGCGCTATTCTGAACACATCCTCTTGTGCTTTTACAAGCTGCTCTGTTGTATCAGTTGCAACTCTTAAACTATTTGTAACATCAACCCAGGCTTTGGCATAATTTAAAACTTGTCTTACAGACAAAGCTCCACCAAGAGCTGCAAGAGCTTTTAGTAAAAGATTGACAAATGAGCCAGTCTTCTTTGCTGTTTCGCCAATTTTTTCAATATTTCTATCGACAAATCTTGAGCCATCTTCTTTTATTCTAATTGATAGTGTTTCAGCCACGACTAGTCACCAGCAATTTTGATTGTTTTATGGCATCTATTATTGCAGCAATTCCATCATCAGTCATTCCAAGAGGAGCCTGCTGTGAAAATCCTTCATTCAATTTTTCAGCATATGGCAAAGGATTTGATATAAAAATATCTCCTTTTCCAACCTCCCAGAAATTCAGCACTTCCTTTGCTTCATCAATTGCTATTTCTGTAGCGGCTGCTCCTGGAATTGCTTCAATAGATTTAAAATCTGCATCAACAGGTGGCTCCATGCCAATCCTGATGATCCATCTTGACCTCGCATGGCCAGTATCAACGGGTGTTGCCACTACAACAGCAACATCACCGGCCAATGCAGCTCTCCTGATTTCTTTTGTTGCTCTTTTTGGAACATTCTCGCCTATTTCTTTAAGTCTATTGGCAAGACTATTAAAACTCTTATGGTTTGCCATCTGCTCTCGCCTTAATTTTTAAATAAGCCTCATCAATATTCCGAACAAAGTAAAAAACATCATCTCTTTGTTCGCCAACAATATCATATTCATCACAATATTGCTTGATAGCTGTCCAAGGTATTGATCCTTCAAAATTTCCGATCTGTCTTGTCGAATCTAAATCTCTAAAAACTGAAAAGAAAAGTTCAAGACCCAGCCTTAATTGAGGTGCATTTGCTATCTTTGACGGCAATGGCAAATTCATCCCTGCATAATCCTTAATCAATTTCTCTTCAATCGGTCCATGGACAATAGAATATTCCAAAAATTCAATTAGTTTCCCAAGTCTTCCTCTTTAATAATTTTTTTAAACAAGGCAGACTGTACAGCTTGACTTTGGATATCAGCAAATAAATCTGGCAAATCATTGAATAATTTTACACAATTTTGCCATGAGAATTTTATTTCTTTTCCATCCCTGTCTGTAACTTTATCCCATCCCAGCACTACTGTCTTGGCATAAACCTCCCTCATAATTTTCTTGGCAACCTCATCATCCATGACACCAACTTCCATAGATCTGCGATGAGGCTTTGTTAAAAGATTAAGAATCTTATTGTATTTTACATTTGATCCACCCGCCCTGGCGATCCTGAAGCTAAAATTTCCATAATCAATAGTAAGGCCATCCTTTTCAACATCCTTGTCGGTTTCAAATTGTTCATAAATATTCATATTTGTATCTCATTCACGGTGGTATTTTAATTTTAAGTATCAGCCAAATCTGGCAAGTAATCCCAAAAAACAAGCAAAAGGGTATAATCTAAATTGGAATCTATTTTCGCGCCTGTTGCTGCATCAGAAGTCAAAGGCAATGTTATAGGCTGATCTTGTTCAACATTTGGTCGTCCATCACCTAAAGTAACCAGCGGAAGATCAACAGTCATACCTTGATTTTGCTTTACAATCTGCATATCAAGTGTAATATCTTCATTATTTCTGACAGCTTGAACCGCCAACACACTAGCAAAATAAGCCGTTAATGTTGCACCAACTTCAAACGTTCCAGCACTAACTTCAAAAGCCCCAAGAACACCAATGGCTTTATTAGGCTCAACATTATTGGATAGCGTCAAGGTTAGTTCACTCGAAAATGCAAAGGTATCGCTTGGAAATGCGTCACCAGGAACAACTTGTGATAATTTTATCCGTGAGAAATCTGAGCTTGTATTAAATGCATCAGCTTCTTCAATAGAAGGAGCTTGTGCAGAGCCAATTTGGGATTTTGGACCAAGACCAGCAGGGTCATCTGTTGTTGCAGCATTCTGTTCACTATCAATACCAACAAAACTCATATCAAAAGTAATCTTATCAGCACTGGCGACATTCATTGTCAATTCACTAGGAACAGCACCGATGATATATTCTGCTTGCTGTTCTTGAGATCCTATAACTGGCGCTCCCAAAATTCTTTCTAGCTGATAAGTTCTGCGAGTAATATCTGGACCAAGCTCATTCTTTAAAACACGGCCAAAAAAGATTTTGATGGTAAGCAAATCTGTTCCAGCAGCACCTTCTGATACCATGGCAGCAGAGGTTTTGTCAAAAGTCATTACATTAGCAGTCACGCTTCTAACTCTAGCAAATCCATTATTCACTGCTGTCTGAAATTGATCACCACTAGCACCAGTAACATCACCACCAATAAACACCCACTCACCAGGAATGAGTCCAAATTCCGTCATGTCCTTTCCAGCGACCTCTGTGGTAAGTGTTGGAAAAACAGGACTGCCAGGAGCAACAATTTTAGCATCACCCGCTACAAATTGAAAACCAACTTTACTTATTGTTGCATCTGCTGGTGGAGTTTCTGTCACCAGAGTTTCAACTACTCCAACTAATATGCCAGCACCATTTGCATCTACTGTTTTCAATCCATTATTTGCCAAATCAGTAAAGTCTTTGGCAAATAATAAATCATTTATTAAATATTCAGTAGCGTCAAATGTAGCCACTTCATATTCATTGGTTGGACCACCAGCTACATCACTAGAAATAAACTCACTCTTCGTTCTAAGACTCGCAAAGAAAAATCCTTGTAAAATATCTTGCAAATTTGATTGTGTCAGATCAGTATTGAATCCACCAGAAGCATCAAGATCAGTTACAACACCTTTCTTTCTTTGCCGTGATGGATTGATGGGATTGCGAGCAATTGTTGTGATCTCTCCACCAAAATCTGCATATGAATTTGGTTCATATGGAATCCAAATTTGATCAGCTTCTGCTGGCAAAACGCCCAAAGATGCCTCCTCAGCAATCCTCAGACCAGTTACATTACTATCAATTTTTGTTAATAAAGCCATGAGGTTCCCTCAGTTTATAGTAGCGTATTCAAATTCAACTCTTACATTAACTTGGCGCCAACCATCACTTAATGGTTTCTGGCCACCACCAAAATCTCCATTCACTTCAGAAAATCTGATGTTTCTAAACCATACACCAGCATTTCTGAATCCCTCAAAAGCGCTCAAAACTATTGTTGTAAGTTCATCAGACGTTTCTTGTCCATCATCAGTCGGTGTAAAAATCTGAACAGTAAGGGTTCCATTCCTTGGAAACCTTCTTTGGCCAATGCTGCCAGCAAGTGCCTTTGGAGAAAATCCAATGGGATCATGTTTTACTGTAACTCTAGCCCAGGAATCATTTGTATTTATGTCAGAATCTCCATATCTATCATCATATCTGACTTCAAGATTTTGAGATGTTGGATCAGCGTCCCAAGCATCCTTGAAAGTTTGCAAAATCAAATCTCTTGCTTCAGCTATTGTTGGCATATTTATTTCTTTTATTCAATTATTTAGTAAATTCAACTTTGATCAATCCATTCATAGTTTTCTCTAGTTAAATTAATTGCCGCGCAAAGATTATAATATTTATTCTTAGGCGCAGCAAGCATTATTTAATTTTAATTGCAATCACAGCATGGTTCAGGCACACATGTATCATCAAGTATTTCTACAAACAAATGCGCTTGGGGGTCAATGTTATCATCAACTCTAAAAATCACATCAACACCACATGCAAAACAGGGCCACTGCTCTATACAGATATCTGAGCTTTGTGAAACTGTCATAACAAGTCTTGGTCTAAAGTGGGGATCTAATTGACTAACTGTTTCAATAGTCATGTTAAAAACACCACTGGCACGAACCACAATAACTTTTTCACAGCCTTTTACTTTATAACGTGCTGTTTGGTTTCTATCTACTTCATTGAAGATAATTGTACTCATAATTTTTTCTCCTTTTTAAGTTACAGTGAAAAGTCTGTGATAGTAACCACTGACCCCGTTGTTGTTGCTCTTATCTCTGGTCTGAATTGATCACCAGGATTTAGAAAAACAGAGCAATTCAGAGACACCGAACTTGTAGTCGTTGAAATCTCCGATTTAACAACGCATGGGTCTATAGGTGGTGTACCCACTGTTTTGAAGATTCGGAATTGATGCTCTACGCTGCCTCCTGATTTAACTTTGGTTATAGATGGGGTTAATTTTAACGAGAGGGGTAGCACACCTTCATACCTCAACTCTCCTGTTAGTTCATCTACTAAAGCAAAATTCTGATTCGAATTTCCTACAATTATTGCACTACCGGCGGTTCCAAAAACAATAGCTCCCCAGCTTGTCGTTGTAGTTGTAGTCTCTGCGTTATCACCGACGCTAATAGATGGCTGTGGGTTACTGTCAGGTTCAACCCCGTTACCCCTTGCGGTTACAAATTTACTTTCCTCTGTTAAAGAACCAGTGTCCCACGTTCCCGATGTTTCGGCGGTAGACCAAAGAGCGTTTATCTCAAACGAATTGCCTAGTTCAGCCACGTTAAATATCACACTCCCTAAGTTGTAATCGATTGTGTCCGTGATCAATACCGTGGCTCCGTCTAACAGCCCGTGGGCAGCGGAAGTTACTGTCACAGAATTAGTCAAGAAGCTGCCCGTGTCCGCGCCGTTGAACGGCACACCTGTTTCGTAAAAGCCTGAGCCTGTAGCTGTTATGGTGAATGTGCCATTAGTGTAATTAGAGAATGTAGACATCACAACTTTTTGGCCTACATACAATGTAGGTGGCGCTGTAAAATTGAACCTAGCAACACCGCCGTTATCCGTTACGCTTGTTACTGCTTCAGCGGGTTCTGAGGCGTCTGCAAAAGCAGTGATCGCGCCCGTAGCTCCCGGCTCGAAAAAGTCACCCGCCCCTGTCAATAAACATTTTGTTATGATTGCTGAGTTTTCGACAGTTGGATCTATTTTTAAAAAGGAAGAACCCGCGTTAGGTGCTTGAATTTCTACAGCGTTAAACGATATAAAATCGTAGTCCCCAATTAAGGTGTATTCTGGCCCTATGGCGTCCGATGCCAAAAAGGTATTTATACTGTCTAGGTTTAAAAACTGAATCGAATTTAAAAGAATCCCATATCGGAACCCCGATACCACTGTCAATGTTAAAAAGAATCGCGCACTGATTATAGCCGTTAGGTCAGCAGCTTGACCACGGATTTCTCCCATGGATGAATTATCACCATCAGCCACCAACGAGCTAAAATCAGAACCGAAACCGCCGTTTAAATCAAACATCGTGGCATTGTCAGCCGTCATTTTTAGGGTACATCCTTTACCCGCCAATCTCAAATGACCTTCACCTATGAACCAGGGCGATGTACCATCATACTCAATAGAACTGATAAAAGAGTCGTCTTGTTCAAATATAACAAAATCAAAATTTTCAAAGCGTACTTGATTTGTCCCGAAACTAACCGTGGTCATAAATCGATAAAACCCACCCGGTAAAGTTATCACACCTAAAGCCGGTGTCGGTAAGTCTGCCAAACTCCACACCTCTATTACTTCGGAACCTACTGTAGAAACTTCGTTTCCATTCGCCTCTATCCCTTCCGGTGTTACTCTAAAAATATTACTGCCCGTTTGTATAACAGCGTTCCCACCATGCCGCATATATGAAAGCTTTCGTTCATCCTCAGACAGAACACGATCATACATTTTAAGCTGTGCAAGGTTACCGCGAAAGCTCTCCGCGCCCGCGACAGTGTAACCACTAATAATAGCAAATGACGAGGCGGTATTCAGAGTTGTGTTTACGGTTACTTTTTCAACGTTATCCACATACATTCTTGCTGTCGTGCCATCATAGGTGGCATGGACTAAGGCCCATTCACCTACAACAAAATCGGTTGTGCCAGAGTTGTGGTCACTTCCCCAGAATGCCAATTGCGCTTGGTCCCCGTTTATTGATATAGCAAATTTTCTATCATTGGTGTTTACACCGTAATCGAATATTGTCTTTGATGTTACCCCTAAGTCCGAAGGGTTAACCCAAACCTCTATAGTTCTATCTGCTGCCCCTATAGGATAATTTGATGGTGGGACAAATGACCAGCTATCACCATCAGCACAAAGAACCCCCGACCCAAACTTACCATTTGTACCACTAGTTTGGGGGGTTCCTGCTACTGTCGTAGTGATAACCCCAGACGCTCTATCATATTGGTGTTGTGCTGATCCGTATTCAGCGAAGGGGAAATCCATTACGAGACCGGTGTTATCTCCATACGCTCCTTGTGCTACTTTCCCCACAACCTCTACAGAATTCCCCGCTATAATACCGTCGAATTTTAACGCCATCTCACGGGTTACTATCGTGTCCACTGTTATATTTAGGTAGAATAAACGTGTAGCATTATCGTTGACATACATTCCTGCGGTAGCGTCAACAGTAGATAATACACTCGCAGAAAAAACAGCGTTAAGCACATCCCACGCAGGGGTAAGCGCGTACTCATATATAGCATTAGACGCGCTACCTAGTACGTACATCTCTTGTCCGTCAGAACTAAACGCTACACCTCTAGGAACAGTATCCTGTGAGGCAGTGCTGAAACTATGAATAAAATTAAGGGAGCGCGTATCCCATTGCGCTTGGCAGTTATATTCTGATACTTGAGACGAACCCGCTCTACATAAATAGAGGCGTCTACCATCGGGACGCCACCAAAGACCAGACATATCAGGAGGCCCTAAGCCTGCGGTGGTCCTTAAGAATGATGCAGTTGATATATCCCACGCGGTAGATAGCTCGTAAGTTTGGATATCACGTGTAACATTACCAAGCACGAACATTAATAGACCATCATCTCTGAAGAACAATCCTTGAGGATCGGCGTCTTCGGTGGACGTGTCAAATACTTGAGTAAATGTCGCGGTATCGGTGTCGAAAGCGGTGGTTAACGCATACTCGTTGACCTCACCAGCAAGCCCACAAAAATACATTTGTAAACCGTTAGGTCTAAAAAATACGTCCGTAGCCTCTGTGCTTTGTGCACTATAGCTAAAACTCCTTAACTCATTTGATGGGGTGATATGCCCTAATAGGTCACTGGCATGAGCTGCTACCGCTTGAGTAGACCCATCACCAAATGTCAGAGCGTGCTCAATGGTTGCATTGCCCACGTCCATGTCTTCACCCAAAAACGACCCATCAATCTCTAAGCCTAGTCCGAAAGTTTTAAGTCGAACTTCACTATCATCTATGCTAAAAGCTAAACCCCCGTCATTTCTAACAAAAAGACCTACGGCACCTGTCATGCTTGTATTAAGTTCATGATCAAATTCCGCTGTAGAGATATTCCAAGGTGTTGTCAATATAAACTCGAAAATCTCGCCCTCAGAATTAGCCACTTGTAATAGTGTGCCATCCTCTTTAAACGACATTCCTGTCGGAGTAAATACAGGTACAGCAACACTAAAGAATATCCCTGTATAGGAAGCCGTGGATATGTCCCAAGGGATAGATAGCACATAATCATAGACTCTATCATTAGCTGTCCCTAACACATATAAGTGTCTACCGTCGGGGTGGAAAAATAAATCTAATGGGCTAGTGTCCTGAGAATTAATAGCCAATGTTTCCGTAGTTACTACCGAACTGGTTATATCCCACGGAGTTGTTAGTGTATAACTATAAACAACGTCCATGAAGTTATCGACTAAAAACATTTTAGCGCCGTCACTTCTAAAAAATAACCCTCTTGGCTCGGTAGCTTGAGTTACTACTGAAAAAGTCCCTTGTATCTCCTGAGATATTATATCCCATTGTTCGGTTAAGTTGTATTCGATTACTTGATCCGGTGTTGTGCCTATCAAGTACATCTTTTTACCATCTGCGCGAAAGAAAAGCCCTGCTGGTCCTATCGATGCAGCCTGTAAATCTAATGATGTGCTTTCTACCGCTGTAACTATGTGGTGGGTAAACTTGCTACTAGTGGCAGCTTCTATTTGAGTAGAGCCATCGCTAAATTCTATGGATTCGTTAACAAGGAAATTACCGTCGTGCCTTTCCGCCGACATCACCCCGTCTACTCGCAATCCTAAATCAAACTGTATAATGTCATCTAGACCATTATCAACTACGAAGATAGATTTACCATCAGGGCGTATATACAACCCCTTTGGAGAGGTTGAGAATTCTGAGATATCGAAAGATGACATACTCTCTACATCTAGCACACTCCACGGTGTGGTTAGAACATACTCGTATATTGTGTCGGTAAAATCGCCACACAAGTACATGACTTTTCCGTCCTGTTTAAAAGTGAGGCCGGTTGGTTCGTTGTCTTGCGCACCTATTAATGTCTGAAGAGTGAACGATGCTGTAGTGACGTCCCAAGGAATATCTAAAGCGTACTCGGCAATAATTTTTAAATTATTACCTACTATGAACATTTGTTGCCCAGTGGGAGAGAAAACAACTTCTCTTGGGTCAGTGTCTTGCGGAGTAACACTAAATTCCTGTAAGAAAACAGAGGTTGATACATCCCATGCAGTACCGAGATCATATTCGCTTACCTTAGCCACTATGTCTTCTGTACCAACAACATACATTTTTAACCCGTCATTACGGAAAAACACTCCAGTAATGTCATCGAATTCTGAAGTTACCACAAAAGCTGTACTGAAGGTAGCCGTGCTAAGTTCCCATGATACTGACAAATCAAACTCAGCGATACGGGTTGCGCTATTATCACTGATAAACGCCTTGGTTCCGTTGTTTCTAAAGAAAACACCGGTAGCATTACCAGAAACAGCAAATATATCTAAGCTTTCCTTATATATCGCGGTGTCTACATGCCAACCAAAACATTCGGCAGTTGCGGCTTGTACTTGGGTAGAACCATCTTCAAAGTCAAGGCCACCACCTTTGCGTATTAATGCTAGAGTGTCCCTGGTCAACGTTGAAAAAGTAGCGCTAAGAAAAGGAACAGTCTGCCCAATAAATTCACCGTCTGTTTGCACTCCCCCAAATAAATCAACACCTGAAAATTTAACCAATATCTGATCACCGGCTAAACCTAAAATCTGATTATCTAATGGTATTAGTTTTGTGGTGCCTAAATCTGGTGCTGTTATGGCTATGGTTGTATCAACAAGTGTTGGGTCCGTTTCTAGTGTTCCCGCAAAAGCTTGTACTCTTAAAGACCCAATAGTAGCTGCACGTATAGTATAATCTTGTACATAGGCGTCATTGGGACCTATGGTGAACAACATAGTTTCTGGATCACTCAGTTGTGTATCAAAAACACTTGCCTGTATAGCACTAACGAATGTTGAAAACTTTAACGCTACTGGCTTTGGGCTTCCAGGCGTGTCAAACCTTACACCTATTGGTATGGCACTATCACCAAAAGCGTCCGTAGTATTAACAGTTCTGCCAGCCGAAGACAGGTTTGTGCCATCCTTACCTAGAAATAGTGAACCGGGAGAGGAACCCAAGGACGCTGGCCTAAATAAGTCAGCGTCATACGATGGAGGATTATTACCACCTATCCAATAATAGAGTGTTGAAACAGAACTCTCATTAACAACTACGGGCAGACCTGTAACCAATAATGTCGAATTAGGAGGTGTATTAAAGAAAGCATCACGAGCAGCTATACTCTCAAAGAAATAACTATTACCAGTCGCACCTGGGGCACCTGTCTCCCCTTGTACTAAACTAGTAACATCTACCCAACCACCACCCTGTCTTTGCTGATATATAACTGTATCAGGGTCTGGTCCTGTTATAACCAATTTAATAATTAAAGATTCATTGCCATCAAGAGTTGCCAAATCACCTGGATTCGCTCCAAAATAAGCATCTCTTGCAGCTTCTGCTGCTGTTAAGTCAACACCAGTATAAATTGCAGACATATTATCTGCTGTCTGCGTAAATAGTTGAAATCCTGCACCGCCATCACCGCCATACGCTGGACCTAAAGTCATTTTTATTAGCTCCTATTAGTGGTTACAATGATTTCATAAAAAGCAGCGGTGAGTATTCCTGTTGGAGTTGCTCTCACTGTTGTTGGATTTGCAGAAAAACTTTTTAATTCTGGTGTTGCAGCATTTATTGTGCCATCATCTAACGCCTGAAATGTACTTGAGTTTACTGTTCTTACTGTTAAATCTATTGTTCCAGCTGTCGCAGCGACAGGAATTTTT